ATATGGTCAAGAAGTAGAAGTTGGTAAATCAAACGGTACGAAAGAGATTTTTGCATAATGGTTTCAAATCTTCTTCCACAAAAGAAAAGAAAGCGAGAGCTAACAGAGAAACAATCTGCCTACCTTGCTGCTTTCATTGAAAATGGTGGAAACAATCAAGCAGCTTTGCGACAAGCTGGTTATGCAGAGACTAACACTACTGCAGTTATGCGCTCTCTATCTTCTGAGATCATTGAAGCAGCACAACAAATGTTAGCCGCTAATTCTATGAAAGCTGCCATGGGGTTAGTAAACGCACTGGACGATGATGGAAATATTCCTCGCGCAGAGTTGAAAGTTAAAGCTGCAGAGTCAATATTAAACAGGGTAGGTTTGGGTAAGAAGGAAACTGTGGAGCACAACGTTACTGCACTTCATGGTGTAGTCCTATTACCAAACAAGGCTAAACAGGAGGCTGTAGTTATAGATCATGCCAAAGACCATTTCAGTTGAAATAATAGAATCACCCTTAATACTTCCTAACTCAATATTACATTACAAACCAGATGGCACAAAAACTTATAAGACAGTTAAATTAATAGAAAAAGAAATATCGAATGTCAGAAAAAAGAAGGTCGGTAGCAAAGTCGCTTACAAACTCTATCGTGGATATTTACACACTCCCAGGTCAGTTTGAGGCATCTGTAGAGTCTGTAATAATTACTAACACTACGAGTAGTAATATAAATGCTTTTTTGTATTACTATGAAGGGGCAAGCACCACACAATTTTTAATTGTAAACAATAAACAAATATCTGGTAATGATTTTTTAAGACTTGATAACTTTAATATTAATTTATCAAAAGGGGACAAGATACAAGCTAAAACTGCTTCAGGTTCAGATGCAAACATTTTGATTTCAGTAAAAGAAATATTCACAGGACTACTTTAATGGCAGATAAAAAACTTGATTTTGATTTTAACATTGCTGATTACGAAACTGTACAAAGAGAAATTAAAAGAGACAGAGAACAAAAGCAACGTTCAAAGCAACAATTTAGACAAATGCAGAAAGATGTGGTTAGAGATGCTGTTGATACCTTTGTTGGAGATTCTCCCCAAAGACAAGCAATAGCTGCCGCTGCTATTAAAGGAATTGATTACGCAAAAATTGCTGCAAAACAGGGCAAAAAAGAAGCTTTCGAACAAGCAAAGAGAGATGGCATTGATCTTGGACTAAAAGGATTTAATAAATATTTAAATGAAAGCGTAAACTTTTTTGGAATAGTAACTGAATTAAAACGGTCTGGAGAAGATATTGGTGCTGTGATTAGTTATGAACGTGAAGGAAAGCGAGGAGGGTTTGGTTTAGAATATGATACTGAAAGTAAAACAGCTCGTGGCTCTGTAGCAAGGGAGGTAGGCCGTACAGGTAGATTTTCTGTAGAAGGTGCAGCTGGTCCTGGTGGAGGAAGTGTTTTTGGTAAATATACTAGAAAGTTTAACAAAGGTGGCAAAGTCTATAATAAAAGAGGTCAACCTCGCAAAGTTAAGTATTAATTTATAATGGTAGATCCAGTAACTATCATAAGTGGCATAGCTCTTGCCAACAAAGCATTTGGAGAAGTAAAACAACTGCTACAAAATGGTCGTCAAGTAGCAGATTGTGGTAAACAGTTAAGTGATTGGGCAAGAGGTTGCTCACAAGTACAAGAAGAAAATAATAAACAAAGTTTAATGGGAAGCAATGCTTCTCAGTCTGCGATGGACAGACTAATTCATGTACAAACTGTACAGAAGCAACGAGAAGAACTTCGTGAGTTTATGCAGCTATATGGAACACCAGGTTCTTGGAACATGTTTCTACAGTTTGAACGTGAGGCTAGACTACAGGTAAAAAAAGAAAGAGAAGAAGCAGAAAAAAGACGTAAAAAGAAACTAAACCTAGTAAAAAATATAGCAATAACGTTTCTTTTTGTGGTGCTAGTGGGAGCAATAATTACAATAGGACTTATGATATTTTTGAGTGCTAATCAATGACAGAAGAAACCCCCGCTAAAAGAGGCAGAGGAAGACCCAAGCTTGAAGCGGGGCAAAAAGGATCTTACAATGTTTCTCGTGCAGAAAAAGCAAGAAGGCAGTCTCAGAGAAGTCTTGCCGCTGCTAAAAAGAGAAGAGCGTCTGCAGAAAGAAAAGTTCAAAAGTCACGAGAAGCTGTAAAGAAAAAAGAAACAAATTTAAAAAAAGTTGAAGACGCAATCTTCAATTCTAAAGGTTCAAAAGTGTTAGAACAGGACACTATTGATAGTGTTCCAAAAGCAGTAAGAGAGCTAATAGAGAATGAGGCTGATGTTGTCTTCAAGCCTAACCTGGGACCACAAACAGATTTTCTTGCGAGTCCTGAAAGAGATGTATTCTATGGTGGTGCTGCTGGTGGCGGTAAGTCTTACGCTCTTCTTGCTGATCTTCTTAGGTACTGTGATAACCCCAATCATCGTGCTCTTATCATTAGGCGCACTTTGGACGAACTTACGGAGCTTGTTGACAAAAGCAAACAGCTTTATCCAAAAGCTTTTCCTGGGGCAATCTTCAGAGAATCAAAAGCGATGTGGCAGTTCCCTTCAGGTGCCACAGCATGGTTCTCATATCTCGACAAAGACAAAGACGTTACGAGATACCAAGGACAAGCCTTTACATGGATAGGTATTGACGAGATAACACACTACCCTACTCCCTACGTCTGGGAGTACTTACGTTCTCGTCTTCGTACAACTGACAAGCAGATTGATGCTTACATGCGTTGTACAGGAAACCCTGGTGGTGTAGGAGGTTGGTGGGTCAAAAAGATGTACATTGATCCCGCTCCTGCAAATACACCGTTCGCAGCTACAGATGTTGAATCAGGTGAGTCTTTACTTTGGCCTGACTCAGCACCTGATGGAAAAGCTGGTCAACCCTTGTTTCTTCGTAAGTTTATTCCAGCAAGGTTGACGGACAACCCCTACCTAGCTCAGAGTGGCGAATATGAAGCCATGTTAAGGTCGCTCCCAGAAGTGGAAAGAAGAAGACTTCTTGAAGGGGATTGGGATGTCGCAGAGGGGGCGGCGTTCCCAGAGTTTTCTCGTAGCGTTCATGTTGTGGATGCTACAAAGGTTCAAATACCTACGAACTGGTTGAGATTACGAGCCGCTGACTATGGATATGCTGCACCAGCCTGTGTTCTCTGGGGTGCGATAGATTGGGATGACACCCTTTGGATATATAAAGAGTTTTATGGTAAAGGCCAGACTGCAGAAAATCTTGCTAATATAATAATTAATATGGAGGGAGATGATCCTCCTATGTATCACTCTGTGCTTGACTCTTCATGTTGGAACAGAACAGGCACAGGCCCTAGCGTTGCAGAAACTTTGATACGTTGTGGTGCTAGATTTACTCCATCAGATCGTAATAGGCTAGCTGGAAAAATGGAACTGCATCGTAGACTACAACTTGATCCTATTAGCAATGAGCCAAGAATAAAAATACTTTCTACTTGCACTGACCTTATTAGATCACTATCTTCATTACCACTATCTAAGTCTAATCCTGAAGATGTAGATACAAAAGCAGATGATCATGCTTATGATGCATTACGTTATATGTGCATGACAAGAGCTAGAGGGCATCTCACTATAAATAACATGATGAATAAAATTAAAGAGGCAAAACCACAGCCGTTTGATTCAGTGTTTGGTTACTAATGGCAAAAAAGAAAAAAGAAATAGTACCTGCTAATAAACCTCTTAGCTCAGTAGATCTAGGAAAGAAAGTTGCTAAAGGTAGCCCTAGTCTTCTTTTTACAGGAGAAGGGTTAGGTCTTATAGCTAGCTATGCATATAAAAATGATATCTCTATCAAAGCTGCTACATATCAAATTTCAAAAACGTTATTTGATTCACGTAAAAAAAATCCAGAAGCTGAAGGGTTAACGAGACGATTATTTCCACAGGGCATCACTACAATTGAAAAAGGTCTGGAAGAACATAAAGCCATTGAACAGCTTTTATATCAACAAGGAGTTCTTGTAGATGCAGATCCTGATCTAAGCGGTCTTAGAGAGGAAATAAAAAGAAAAGGTTTAAATAAAAGATCTGCAGAGGGCAAAGAAAAGATAGCAATTCTTGAACGAGGAGGTCTTCCTTCTGTTACTAAAAGAACTGCTTCAGGTTCTCTTGTAGAAGATGAAAAAATAGTTAGACCCTACAAGTACAAATTTAGTGCTCAAGCTGCTGCACAATTTAAAGACATACCTTTACCAAGTATTCTTGAAACAAAAGCTATTGAAGCTCCTCAATCAAGGGTTGCAGAGATAGAAAAATCCCCAACAGAGGTTATGCAACAAGAGCTAGCCACTAAAAGAGAAGTTGAGACTAAACCTGCCACCGAACAGGAAAAAATAATCAAAGATCTTGAAGCAAAACAAATTGAAAAAGATGAAAGAGTAAAAAATCGTACATTAGAATTTTTAAAAAAAGGCGGCTTAAAAATAGGCAAAAATGCACTGCCTTTATTTGGCCCCGTAACTGCAGCGGTTGCTGCATACCAATCAGGAGAGGCCACTGCATCAGAAGTGGAAAGATTTATTGATGCGCTAGAAGCAGGGCTTGAAGCTGCAGTAGTGCCGATTGATGCGACTCCTGTAGCACCAGGCGAGTTACCAGAAAGACTAAGAAATAATACAGAGGCTCTGCAAAGAGCTATGCAACCACAGCAATAAGGAGAA